ATTAATTTTGGCTTAGCTTGGAGTTCCAAAACGTTGTTAACGTTAACACCGAAGTACTTACCTTTGTTGATTGTCAAAGAGATAGTGCTTGGAGCTGGAATCTCATAGGCCAAGTTTTGACCGATAGAATAGCTGTTGATTGTGATTGTTGGGATGGTGTTGATAATTACTGTATCACCCATACCAGTGATGTCACCCTGCCAGTCGGTGTTAGCGATTTCGCCAAACACAGTAGCGGCATAGAACTTCTGGGCTAACTTACCAGACCAGAGAGTTGGGATGAAAGTACCGCTGTAAGCAGTACCAGAGTAGGCAGTTGCGCCGTTAGGAGCGTTAAAACCACCTGCGTTAATGGGGTACACTGCACCCGGAGTAATAGTAGCCATTTTGTTTCCTTTCTATAGATAAATAGGCTGTTCACATATTTGCCACTATTACTCGGGTGTTACAGATTACGGTCTATAACGACCTTCCGCAATAGCAGCGCTTATATCGTTTTCAATTCGAACCACATCATCGGAACTAATCAATCCTCTGCGTGCTTCATCGTAGAACTGTTGAATCAGGACATCTGTCCAGATTTGTTGGTTCTGCGCATCTGCAGGGTCTTGACCGTTCTTAGAACGGGTCGGTGCAACTTGACGCTGTAACTCTTGATTCTTTGGCTTAGAAGTCTGTTTAGGTGCTAGCGTATCTTTATAAGCTTTGAAAATCGTAGCGACGCGTAAAACGTCTTGACTCTCATACGCATGTGTTAAAGCTGTGTGCTTCGGTACTCCGTATACTGGGTCCACTTGCTGTAACCAAGCCAAGAAACCTTGGTCTTCGTTAATCTGTTCCCAGTCAGGTACTTGCTGCGCTAGTCCCATAAAGAATCTATCTTTATCAGACATAACTTGTCGCTCTGACACGTTACCTAATTGTCCTTCTAACTCCTTAATCTTGTTGACTAATTGCTCTTCACGTTGTCTAAAATTTGAAATCTTAGATTCTGTAGCACGTTCAATTAAATCAATTAAATCAGGACCAAAAGCTTCTTTGTCTTGTTCAGTGATTAAAGACGGTTTACTTGGTTCCTGCTGGGTCATACTTGCTTTAGCTTTGGCTTCTGCGTTTTCTGCGATTAACTGCTGAATCTGTTGATTCAACTCGCGTACTTGTGCGTGCAGTCTTGGCACTTCGGCATCGTATTTGCCCTTGAAACTATGGTACTTCTGTTCCCATGTTTCTTCAGGAATCTGATTTACCGGCTCTGTCGAAACGGGTTGTGCAGGTTCTACAACTGTCGCTGCAGGCTCCTGTGTTTGGTTTCCTTCGCCAGTCTCCGGGTCTTGTGGGGGTTCCACATTAGCACCGGGCTTATCTCCGTTCATTTCCGCCACAAGACGGTCTGCTTCTTCGATTTGTTGTTGTACTGCTTTTGGCAACGCCATTTCTATCTCCTTTCGCTCCGACTCACGGTTCGCGCTCCGACTTTACGGTCAGCACTTCCACGATTTACGGTCAGCTACTGTTGGTACTACGGGTTAAAAAACCTTTTTATAGAACAGCTCCGACTTTACGGTCAGCTATTCTTTTTTAATTTAGCGATTAATGCTTCCGCACCTTTTACGTTGGAGATTAACTCGCCCAACGCACCGACTTCGCCTTGTAGTCGGAAAATCAATTTTTCGTCTGTCGTTAGTGCCATATTTTCTAGGGCCTGAAGTCTTTTAGCTTCTAGGTATCCTAGTAATGGCTCAAACTCTGGACCACGCAAATGAGTTAAACAACGAGCTACTCGCTCATCAATTCTCATTTATTTGCACAAACCTTCTGTTTTTGCAGATTCTTGTGCGTATTCACCTGAACGCTTGCCTAATGCAAAGTTGCCACCGTCAGCGCCACCAGCACCAACAGAACCACCTTTAGACATGCCGTCAGTTTTTGCAGAATCTTGTGCGTATTCAGCGCTACGAGACTCTTTTGGAGAAATTGCTTTCATTTCAAACTCCTGTGTTAATAATGACTATTTACAACTTAACTAAATGTTTGTCAAGCACCTGGTGGTAAAAATCTATTCTGCACTGGAGCGCCATCCATCAAATTAGCACCTTGTTGCGGATTAGGAGGTGTACCGCCAGCTTGCGCTTGGCCGTTTTGTTGAGCATTCATTCCTAGTTGAGCAGTCTGTGCTGCTTGAGCTTGCGCTTCTTGCAACTTCAACTGTTCTTTTGAAGGAATAATATCATCAACGTTCATGTCCAAAGTTCTAGCAGCTTGGCGTAACAATTCGGCGATACCTGTAGGACCTACGATTTGCTGTGCAACTGGGCTGTTTAGAGCTGTAGCCAAGAACTCGTTTCTGCGCTGTGCGGCTGACTCTTTTTCCATCAATGAAGCAGCACCACGTGCTTGGATGTTTACATCACCCTTCAAATCTGGGTCGTCGCTATAACGCATGTTGTAGTAATACAAACGGTCGATACAAGGTTTAATTACATGCTCGTCGATGTTTGCAATAACTTGTTTAATTGATTTACCGGCGTTAGTCATCAACATTGACATACCGGAAGCTGTACGACCTGCGCCACCTGATGGTGTACCGCCAGTCATGTAACGTGGAATACCTGTGTACTCGTCAGCTAAAACAGCAAACTTCTCATATACCGCCATCAATTCGTTTGCACGAGAATCAGGCTGGAAGAAAGTCACTGGAGCTTGTCCACCGTTCATTGGGTCTGAAGTAACTTGCCAAATCTTCCAAGGGAAAATCTGTGTTACGTTCTCACCTTCAGGTAAACGGTCAATGTTGTAAACAACTTGTGGGCCAGAAGACAGGCTCATATTGTTCACCAGAGCTCTTGCAGCAGCGTTACAGATGTCTTGAGCATCGCGGCATAGGTCGGCCACTGAATTACCCCAGAACGCGCCTGGAACCTCTTCATAAGAAGCTTTGTAGTAGGGTTTACGACCTAGTGGGTCTGGATTAACTACTGCTTTAATAATCCAGCGGCCAATCAACCAGGCTTCTACAGGATATTCAGCTAGCGGGTCAGGTACTTCTTCTTCAGTCATACCCCAGTCACGCAACAAGCGACCCTGTACAGAGCCCCAAAACTGTAATGCATCAATCAATTCAGATGGATTCTGACCAGCTGCAGTTGTCGATTTACCTTCAGCTGTAGCTTTTGTAAGGTCAACATAAATCCACTCGCGCAATCCGCCCTTACCATATTCTTCTAAAACACCACGGATAGCACCGTCAGAATAACCGTCAACACCAAGCATAGATACTAAATCAGCACGGCTGAGCTTGTGGCGCTCAATTAAATAACCGTCGTTGATTGTAGAAGCATCTGGTGCTGGGTAAATATTAAACGGGCTAACACGCTCCCATTCGAGCATCAAAGTGTTCTGTACATCAAGCACATACTCGCCGTCAGCGCCTTTTACCCAACGCAAAGCTGGGCGGTTACGAACTACTGGGCCTTTGAGAATCGCTGATGGGAATGTAACCAAGTCGTCGATGAACTGCGCAAATGCTGTAGTCCACTGACCTTCTAACAACTGGGAGTGCATCTTGCGCTCCATACGTTCAGCTGTTTCTTGTGCAATATCAGTTAACTCACGATAAGCTGCATCTTTCAAATCAAGCAACATCTGCTTAACTTCTTCTTGGTCTGGGTTAATACCCATAGCCAACAATGCTTGCAACTTCTGTGTAGCTTCAGCCATCAATGAACCGATAATGTTCGGGTCCATATCAGGAATTGGGTTTGGTTTCAACGACCAAGGTTTGTCATCAGAACCAGTCAACAGAACGTCACGCAGCCAGCTCGAAGCAGCTCTGCACTTGTTAGACGTTAACATCATGTAAATTGTCGCGGAACCTTGCTCTCGTAATTGTGCTAATTTATCTGGGTCGTATTCTCCGCGACGAGCTCTTACCGACTTGAGCATCTTCTGCTCAATCGTATATTCCTTAGCCATACGAGCGTACATCCATTTTTGTTTAATATACGCTGCAAGATTTTGGATTACAGGTTCGTTATTCGCTTGCTGTGCTGCAGCTTTTTCTTCTTCTAGCAGTTGCTTCACAGATTTAATAGGGACGATTCCGCCTACCGTGACACCTGGCGCGTTCTGGCTAGTGATATTTAAAGCTTTTTCCATGCACAGTAACCATAAAAGGGGATTACCGAATATATACTCGGTAAATTGTTGAGAGTCAAGTAATTATACCCACACATAACTTGTTTTCACAATTTCTTTTGCTTTGGGTGTGAGCACATCACCTGTTAAATTACCATCGGCGTGCAAACATGCATACTGAAACGCGTCGGCAATATGAGAATACTTATTTTTCTCGGGTTTGTCATCAACATCACCCGAAGATTTCACTTTATACCGGTATCCGCCACGTAAAGCATTGATTAAATTGCGGCATCCTGGGTCAATTAGCAGCGCAGCATCACCGTCTACAGACCTAGTTAACAGCTTATCTACAGCCGTCAAACGGGCCACAATACTGTTACTTTTAGCCGGAATTACCCTAAAACCTTCCTGTTTCAGGATATCAAACACACTTCTTTCGTCTGTCTGAGCTCTTTGCTGGCCTGCAGGGTCACCAATTACGATGACTGGCATGCCTGGGTATTTATTCGCTAATAACGGCTTGAGCTTCTCTCTAACGAAGCGTAGCGTGCCCATACCCTCAGACACCAACTCATCAAACGTCAAAAATCTACCTCGAACATCAATCTGACTTAGCGTACAAGCTGGTGTCAGACCAAAGTCCATACCGATTACTATCGGGTTTGTTGTTGACCTGATGAATGTGAGCGACTTTTCGGCCACATGAGTGTCTCGGTC